GTTGTACCAAGAGGTATAATACAATTAACTGGAATATCTATAGATTCGGGTAATCAAACAAATAAGTTTGCTAGAAGTGAATTTGTACAAGAATGGGAAGGTGTCTTAAAAACATTTTCTTTAGAGACAAATTTTTTACCTTTAAACATGTCATTTGATTGTACAGTAGTATGTTCTTCTAATTTAGAAATGTTAAAGGTTACAGAATCTTTAATGAGTAAGATTTATAAGAATACATTATTTCAAGTAGATTTAGGAATGATGAGAGTAGCTGCAACGTTTGCAGTTCCTGAAGATTATAGCCAAAACAGGTTATTTGAATTTCAATTGAATGATAAAAAGGAATGGAGTGTAACATTTCCTATTGAAGTAAGTTCATTTATGCCAGTGTTTGAAAGTGGAATTTTAATACCAGAAGTAAGTCTTATGACAAAAGCTGCTATTAAAGCTAATCCTAATGCACAAGGTGTTGGTATGCTAAGATCAGGTGTGGATAACGAATTAGGTATTTACTTTGGTGGAGTATTACAAAAATTTGAACTTAATCAAGAAAGTTTATTAAAGGTACAGCCAGGTGGAACCTTTAGCAATAAAGGATATATTGATCCAGATACAATTCTAACTGGAGGATCTTTTATAAATTCAAATATGACATCAGCCGCAATAGTACCTGAACCATTAGAAAGTATACAATATAGGAATGCTGATGCTGAACCTAAAGTAGATGAATCTGGTTTAGGAAGTGTAGATGATGGCTTTGGGGTATGATACAATTAATCAAAGAGACTTATAATATATAAAACAAATCAAATAGTGTAATATGAAAAACACAATGAACGAAGGACAAACTCAAGTATATGCCGATGGTGGAATAGATCCACAAGCTGGTGTTCAGACTGATTTGGCCTACTTAAAAAATCCAAGACAACAATTAATGGATATAATCCAGGTATTGATGAGCCAAAGCGGCAAAACTAAACCAGATGGTAAAGGTAAAATTTTATCAGAAGGACCAATGACAGATGAGCAAATACTTGCTATATTGGTAGGTATGGGAATACCTCAAGAAATGGCAATGTCTGGAATCGCTAAGTGTCGTGAAAACAGAATGGTTCAATCCGATATATACACTGAAAATAATAATAAACAAAAAAATCAAAAGATAATGAAATTTACATTAACAGACCTGTACGAAAACGTTATGGATAGCATTAATGGATTAAAGGCAATGGATAATGACAATTCCAGAGTTTCGTATTCTGTTAAAGAATCTTTAACTATTTTGGAAAACGCAATAACTGCATTTCCAATGAAACTTAAAAATGCAGATCTTTCTGCAATTAGTGAAGAGCTAGAAAATTCAGTTAGCCCAGACCTTAAATTTGCAATTGCAAGAAACTTATATACTAAGTTAGCGCAGTCAACTTGGTTAAATCCAATTTCTGAATTAAGAGAGTATATAATGGAATCATACAATAATGCTAAATGGGAATTTAGAATTAGTGAATCTATCGCAAGAACAGAAAATCAAAAAGGAAAACTTATAGAAAAATTAAATGCAGATTTAGTTTCTTTATTAAATGAATCAGATGTAAAATCTAAATTTTCTGTAATTGCTGCAAATCACCCATGGTCAGTAGACGCTAAGCAAATAGTAAATGAAATGAATGCTGAAGATGAAAAAGTTGCATCTACTGCAAACGGTAAAGTTGTATCTGTTCTTTCTCCAGTGTTAGAATCTGAAGAAGGGTTAACATTCCACTTACATGGAAAAAATTATACTTATAATGGAAATGACATTACTGAAGCTAATGTAACTGACCCAAGGTTCTTTGATGTATCTGAAGGTTTAAATATGTTCTCAAGAAATGGAAACATTCTTTCATTACATGGTGATAATGGTAAAACATTAGAATACAATATTACTGAAGGAACATTATCAATGGGAAAAATTGATATGACTAATTATAGTATTATTGAATTAAAAGAATCTTTATTGGCAACTAACTTCTCAGGATATAGAAACCAATGGCAAAATGATAAAATTTGTAAATTCTTTGAATCAGTTGATATGATTGCTGAAATGGATAATTTTACAACAATTCAAAATCAACAATATGCTGATGTATTTTTAACTATGATTGGTGTAGATGAAGGTATCTATATTAATAAGGTAAATCCTGGCATGAGTTTAAATGAAATGTCAAAAATTGATACTGCTACTGAAACTGTTGAAATAGTAAAAGAATTTATTAACTTTGATGTTTCTCCAATTCTTTCTGAAAGATTAATTGCAGAGAATAATGAAAAAGCAATTTCTGAAAGCAAAAGAAAAGATCTTACTGATTCTATTTCTTTCTTAGAAGAAAAAAAATCTGAAGTAGAGGCTGCTATTAAAAAGTTAGGTGAAACTGATGAATTAACTGAAGCTTTAAATCTAATAGCTGAAGAATTAGAAGGAAAGGAAAAAGAATTAGCTAATTCTTATATCTCTGAAAAAAAAACTAAAGACGATTATTTAAATGACGGTTTCGTAGAAGCATCAGTTAAAAAGAATGGTCAAGGTTTAAAAAAGAGACAAGAAGTCTTAGTTAATGCTGAGGAGTATGCTTCGTTAGGTGATGATGATATGTTAAGCATAATTATTCCTAAAGACGGGAAAAGTATAGTAATGCCAAAAGGCGATTTAGAAGTTAAGATTTAAACAATAACTCTACATCTAATAACAATAATTAGAGGACCGATTGAATTAAACAATCGGTCCTTTCTTGTATATAATAATAAATTAAACAAATCTAATGGCAAGAAAAAGAAATTATTTAAATAACCGAGATCTGCTTGATCAGATCGTTTTATCCAAAGAGCTGGATGAATTAACGCCAAAGGCTTTGGAATTTCTAATGTTACTAGCTGATAAGTGTTCTAGGAAATTAACTTATAGAAACCCAGAAGATAGACAAGATTGTATTGCCTATGCTTATATGGATCTTTATAGATATTGGAGAAATTTTAATCCTGAAAAAAGTACTAATGCATTTGCTTATTTTACTGAAATAGCAAAAAGAGGATTTGCAAAAGGATGGAATAAATTACATCCAAAGAAATATCATGGTACTGTTTCAATTAATGGTAGTGCTGATAGCGAAGGAATCTATACAATATAAAATAGTGAATGAGTATAAAGAAGGTAAAGCCTACTTCAAAGTCTGGATTTAAACAAGGTTATTATAAACCTAAATATCCTCAGAAATATAGAGGAGAAGGTCCAATCATATATAGAAGTAGCTGGGAAAGAAAATTTTGTTATTGGTGTGATCATAATATGGATGTGATTTATTGGATATCAGAACCCTTCTCTATACCTTATTTTAATTTGTTAGATAATAAGTTCCATAAGTACTATCCTGATTTTTTCTTTAAAATGAAAAAAGGAGATAAGACTCAAGAATATGTAGTAGAAATAAAACCTAAGGCACAATTACAAAAACCTAAGGAACCAAAAAGAAAAACTGCTAAAGCATTAAAGAATTTTAAATATGCTTACGAATCGTATGTAAGAAATTTATGTAAACAGAATGCCCTTAATAAAATGGCGAAAGAAAGAAATTGTAAAGTAATGTTATTAACTGAAGATTCAAAATTATTCTAATGGCTTTAATAGGACAATTTAAAGATGACCTTGATATTTACCTTGCTGAAAGCAAAGGAAGGGTAGGGGCATCCAAACAATCAATTAAAGACATACCTAATATATCAGCTAAGAGTGATGGTGTTTTAAATGCTGGTAAAATGTATTGTTTTAATTATTATACTAAAGATGAATTATTTTATGATACTAAACCTTTAGTAATTGGTTTAGGTGAATCTGAAAATGGTCATCAGTTAGGTATTAATTTACATTATATGCCGTATGAGGCTAGGATACCTTTTTTAACTGATCTTACTGTTTCGTTAGCAAACCAAATAAAAGCTTTAACAAAAGGTAAAGCTCTAGGAAATCCAGATGCACAACGACCTATTGCCGCGTTTAAGTGGGAATTTGTAAAACAAGCATTTGGTAGAAAATACAATTTAACTTACTGCACAAGGCAGTATATAATAAAGAAAATGAAAAATCCTTACGTATTAGGATACGAGGATTGGTATGTAGGTGCTGTGAATAATGACAACCAATTTTTTGGTGGTAATATAAATCTAGCACAATCATTATACTATAAGAATATATAAAATAATAAAAAATAAGAATATGGCAGGTTTTACAGATAGAAGAGGTCCATTAAGTACAGGAAATCCAGTAAGAAGGCTTCTGAAAGATCTTTCTAATTTAGGAATGGCTTACGATGATATGATTATTCGTAATTCTAGAGCAGTAGGTTTTGCTGAAAACGAAATGGGTTATTCATTTAACCCAATGGGATCCGATAGTGATGATATGTATGGTGCATTTGCTGCGCTATCATTAACGGATACAAACATGAAGAAAAATATTTCTTTCTTTGATACAGATTATATCAGAAAAAGAGATCAACTTAGAACCTTTGCAGTACAAGATGAAATAGAAGAGATATTAGATGTAATCACCGATGAGGCTATTGTGTTTGATGAATCTAATTATATGGCTTATGCTGATTTTAATGGACATATTGGAGAATCAATAGAAGAAGAAATTGCTGATGTATATAATAATATCTACAATTACTTTGGTTTTAATGATAATGTTGCTCCATGGAATTATTTTAGAAAATGGTTAATCGATGGTTATCTTGCATTTGAAATAGTATATAATGATAAGCAAACAGAAATTATAGGATTTAAAGAATTAGATCCTGTATCATTAATGCCAGGTGTTGATACTGATGATGGTAAAAAGGTTTGGATTCAATATAAAGGTGAAGGTGCAAAGGAAAGAAAATTATGGGATTCACAAATAATTTATATTTCATATTCGCAAATTAATTCTCCAATGAGAATATCCTATGTTGAAAGATTAATAAGATCATTTAATCTTTTAAGAATAATGGAACACAGTAGAATTATCTGGGCAGTATCTAATGCTTCATTTAAAACTCAATTCACAATCCCTGTTGGTGGTAAATCAAAAACTAGAGCAAAGCAATCTCTAGCAACATTAATGAACTCATATCGTGAGGTTGTAGACTTTAACTTCGAGAGTGGTGAGATTCAAACCAATGGTAAACCAATGATGCCGTTTAACAAAGAATATTGGTTACCTTCTAAAGAAGGTGAATCGCCACAGATTGAAACTATTGGTGGTGACGGACCTGATTTAGGTGATACTGAATCTTTAAAATATTTCTCTGATAAATTACAATTAGCTTCTAAGATTCCATTCTCTAGGTTTGATAGAGAAGGTGGTAATACATATGATATGGAAGCAAGTGGTATGTTAAGAGATGAAATTAAGTTTGGAAGGTTTATTTCAAGATTAAGATCAATATGGCAAGAAATATTAGTTAAACCTGTATATCTTCAAATGTGTCTTAATCATCCAGAATTAAAAAATGATATCGGATTTAAAGCAGGATTAGGATTAAACTTCATGAAGGATAATGTATTTGAAGAAATGAAAGAAATGGAGTTACAAACAAAACGTGTTGATTTTATTGGTAATATGAAAACACAATTAAGTACAATGACTGCTGAAATGGAAGAAATACCATATTTTGATTTAGGATTCTTAATTAAGAGATATGGTGGATTTACTCGTGATGATATTAAAGCTAATGCTCGAGCTAAGGAACGTACAGAGTTAGAAACAGAAGGTTATAAAGAAGAGGATATTGAAAAGATCCTGTTAGGCGCAAATCCTAAAGATTTTAAACCAGAGAAGGGTAAAGATGATATTGAAGAAGACCCATTAGCTGGAATCTAAAAACTATTAAGAGTTATAATATATAAAACAAATAATACTAGAAAGATGTCTAATAAGAAACTTTTAATTCTAGAAAGATCTAAGTCAAACCTAAACATGACAAAGGACGCCGATGGCTCTGTTGTCTTAGAAGGTGTATTTACAGAGATCGGAGTAAAGAATAAAAACAATAGAATATATGAAGAAGCTGAAGTACTTCCTCATATTAAAGAATTACAGGAAAAGGTAAAAACTAACAAACTGTTAGGTGAACTTGACCACCCAAAAGATTTTGATATTAGCCTATCAAATGTTTCTCATGTCATTGAGGATTTAAGCTATGATGAGAATAAGAAACAGGTTCTAGGAAGAATAAGATTATTAAATACTTCAAAAGGTAAAGAAGCTCAAGCATTAATAGAAGATGGTATTCCATTGCATATTTCAAGTAGAGCAGCTGGAACAGTTGATGAAGCTGGTAAGGTTAAAATTAAAAAATTCTTTACATACGACTTAGTTGCAGATCCTGGATTTGAAAATGCTGAATTAGCAAAAGTAAATGAATCTTATGGCTTTGGTGATACGGAAGGTTTATACATTTATGAAATGGCAGAAACTGAAGACGAAATAAATAAAACAAATAAAACAGATCTAATAATGGAAAATACATCCGACAAATTTGTAACTGTTGAAGATTTTAACAAGTACACTGAATATGTAAAAAATACATTGGACAGTGTTAAGGAATCTGCAAACTCTAATAATGATGAGTTAATGGAAAAGCTAGTTAAATACACTGAACATATTGCAGAAAAAGTAAATCAAGTAACTGATTATACTGAATACTTATCAGAAAATCTTGATAAGAGCATATCTCACTCTGACTATATAGCAGAGAATGTAGATAAAATTAAAAACTACGCTTCTTATTTAGGTGAAGAACTAGACAGTTCTATTCAATATACTGAGCACGTTGCTGAACAAGCAGACAAAGGAATTGAGTATTCTAATTACTTAGCAGAAAAATTAAGCAAAGGAATTGATTATTCAGAATATGTTGCTGAAACTGTTGATAAGAACATTGCTTATTCTGAATATCTTGGTGAAAGTTTAAGTAAGTCTATTAAATATTCTGAGTATATTGCTGAGAATGCAAATACTGTTGATGCTGCACCATTAAACGAAGGTTTATCTGGTCATGCTAAAACAATGAAAGAAGAAGGTAAGAGTGATAAGGAAATTAAAGAAATGCATCCTGAAGTAACAGATGCAGATTTAAATGAATATGGTTCAGAAATGAAAGAAGGTGAAGTTTGCGAAAAATGTGGAGAAATTCACGAAGGTGCATGTGGAACTAATGAAAACGAAAAATCTTATAAAGATACTATCAGCGAAAGATTAGGTAATCTAATTTCTAAAGCAGAAAATAAAAATCTTTCTGAAATGCACTTTATGAATTTCTTATCAGAATCTAAAAAGAATGAATTTAATTCTTTGGCTGATGATAAAAAAGTTCTATTAGTTGAATCAATGAATTCAAATTCAATCATGTCAACTGTACAAGCTGAGAACGTTTGGGAATCATGTTTTATAACTGAAAGAAAGGCAATTAACTTTATTGATGATATGCCATCAAAATATTCTGATAAATGGAGTAATCTTTCTGAAAATAGAAAACAACAAATTATATCAGAATCTAAATTCCACTCGCTAGGTACTCCTTATGCCATTAATAATTTCTGGCAAACAAGAGATCTTAGAGATACTCAAATGAGTTTAGAATCAATCAACGAAAGTAAAACTGCTGCTGAAGCTGCTCAAGTAAAAACTGAGCCATTAATAAATGAAAGCTACCAAGCAGATTTAATCAAGAAAATGAAATTCAGATTAAATAGATAATCATTTAATCTAAACAATATAATCGAATAGTCAAGAAGAAAAGGACTAAGCCGATTAAAAACGGAATATTAATAGTATTCCACAAAATGCGAAAAATAATTTTAAATAATGTACGCAAATCAATTAATCAACGAGGCTGAGGTTCAAAAGACTTGGGGACCTGTTATTGAGGAAAGTACTGGAATTACTGAAAAATCTAAGTTATCTTGGATGTCTAAGTATTGCCATTACCACAACCTTAATGAAAGTGTTTACAATACTGTACACCTTAACCCGAACATGAATGTTCAAAGTATGGGTAACGTAACGTTACCTGGAAACCCTGGAAGTATGAATGCTTTCCCAGGACAAACACAAGGATCTGGTGACAGACCTTTTTCTTTGTTACCACTTGCAATGCAAGTAGCAGCACAGACTGTAGGTTTAGACTTAGTACCTGTAGTACCAATGCAAGGCCCAATGGGAGTATTAACTTACCTAGACTTTGTATATGGTGGAGGTAGAGGATCAGGAGCACCAGTTAACGGCGCTTTAGATACATCTGCTGCACCTTTAATGGTAAAATTTAACGTAGTTAACGCTGATGCAACTCCATTTATCGTAAATGACGTTTTATATGCTGATAGATTAAACTCTTCAGTAGCTACTGCAACTCCAATTGCTGCAAATATTGCTTTTGCTTCTTATGAACTTACTTTTGTAGGTGCATCTAGGATCGACGGTTTTCCAATATTTAGAGTAAGAGCTAACACAACTGCTCAAGGTGCTGTAACTGCTGGTGGTACTTTAGTTGCTCCATTAGGAGTTACTAATACTGGATCTAACTATTCACAAGGAGCTGAAACTGCTGCATCGACTATATATGGTTCGATTGTAGGTGGAGGATTCCTTTACGGATTAGCAAGAGCTGCAGCTACTACTGTAAGATTAGGTTCTGTTGCAACTGATATGGGTGTTGGTGCAACTATTACTGTAATGGCTAACGTTGCTGCAACTTCTGGTTTAGGTTTAGTAAAAGCTTTAGAAGACCATATTTCTGGTTTCTCTGGTAATGCTTTCCAACCAACTAATGATCCTGCAACAGGTATACCTGGTTTTGCAACTGAGAGTATGAACGGTACAGACCCTTACCAACGTGGTGTAGGTGAATCTACTGTTGATAATATCATGGGACTAAGCTTATTCAACAAGTCTATAGCTGCTGAAACTTTCCAAGTTGCTGCTGCTGTGACTAGAGAACAAGTTCAAGATCTGAAGCAATTCGGAATTGATGCTGTTGCTCAAGTTGAAGCTGTATTAGTAAATGAGTTAACTCAATCTATCAACAAATACATTCTAGACAGAATATTTAGAAACGGTGTAACAAACGCTGTTAATACATTCGCTGTCAATGGAACTGTGTTTTCTGATAACTTTGCTTTAGCTGCTGCTGGTGCTGCCGCTCTTAATTTAGGACCGAACAACACAACAAACGTTGTTCAAACTATAACTGCTCCAACTACTCAAGTTAATTTAGGTGGAACAACTATAGCTGATGTACAACGTAGAGTCTATACTAAAATTCTTGCTGCAAGTAACTTAATTGCTACTAGAGGAAGAAGAGGACCTGCAACATTTGCAGTAACAGGTGGAGAAATGGCAACTGCTCTTCAATCTGTAGCTGGATTTATTGCATATCCGTTATCTAATACAGTTAACCAAGCTGGTGGATCTTTATATCCAATCGGTGCAATTGCTGGGGTAACAATTTATGTA